GTCATAATCAGTAAAGTTCCCGTATGATATTCTGCAACAAGCCATGACTGCATTCCGAAGGTGCCAGTTCTTGCTGATTAGAGTAAATTGCGTTTGCAAACAGCCTATGCAAAGGCCGATCACAAGAGTTGCATTCGCCCTTTAGTAAATTGTTTATATGGGATTTAGATACCATTTAAAAGTTTCTCCCTAATCTATCTTGCATTGATTCAAAAACGCTAGTTGGTGTTCTGCCCGTTTCAAAATTACAACATGGTGTCATAACGCTTGTATGTTGAAATTCAAATAGCATTAAAACTCTTTCATCATTATTTGGAAAAGAGCATTTGCCGTCGTGCATTTTAAAAGCATGTGTTGAAAATTCTTTTTTTGTAAATTGATCTAATTTAGATAGTTTTACTAATTTTTCTTTCATTAGAGTCTTTCTAATCTTCTAATTTTGTCTTCTAATTCTTTTTGTACATCTTCAAAGATCCAATCTTCGTGAATGTCATTGCCCCAAATTGTACGGAGGTTTGTCTTTGGATCAAACGCCCAAGCCTTTTCTGTATTCCATGATGATTTTGCGTTAATCTTAATCATGCCGTAATTTTCTTTTGTAATTTCATAGTTCATAACTCTTCTTTTTCCTAAACTCTTTGTGTAATGATCTACAAAAATTTCTTTATTTTCTAAAGCGGTAAAATCTAAATTTTGATTAGTCATATAATTGATTAGCCATGAAGTAACTTTGTCAAAATTTCTGCCCTCTAGTTCATGTGATACGGATTTTCCGTTAATCTCATTAATTTCAATTTTGTAGTAATCCATTTTTTTTGTTCTCCCGTTTGTCATGAGTTAAACTTACCAATCTATGATTTAATTGCAAGTATTATTTCAAATTTTCTTGCTTTTCTTTTAGAATTGATCCTCCATTTCTTTTATAGTATCTAGTATTTCTTTTTTTAAGATATCTGTACGAATGTACTTTGTATTAATGTTTGTATTTGTATCTAACCAATAAATTACGTCAATCATGTTTATTTCTTCTTTTACTAATGGATAATTTGTGTATCCGTTTTCTTCAACACCGTTCCATAATGCAATTACTGCGCTTTCGTATAATGTAAATTCTTTCATTGTTCTCCCGTTTGTCTTTGTTTTCATAACATAAACATACCAATCTACGATTTAAATACAAGCGTTATTCCAAATTTTCTTGCTTTTCTTTTCCGCAATATAAACATAAAAATAGGCGGTATTGCCCCACATATCCCGTATCTCGCCATTTATGGCCGTCTATGGCGCAATCATGCACCTTTTGTGGCTTGTTTTCATCTACCATTTGACCTAATAATGTCCAATTTTTAGATATTGCAAACGGCGTTAATGTAATATCTTTCCATTTAGTCTTATAAATTTTTACCCGATCCGCTACTTCGTCGGGGGTTCCACCTGCTGTATAAATATCTTTTACTACTTTATTGAATCCGCTAATTTCCGTTTTTGTTTTAGGTTCATAATCTAAAGCAATAGATAACGCGCTATAAATTTTATAGCGCTCATTCTTTTGACTTTGGTTAGATGACTTTGGTTTGTAGTCCGTATTTGATACGCCCCCTTGTTCATATTTGATACCCCCTTTACGTTCATTTTTGAACGCGGGATTGTAAATTATTGTGTATAGATTGCTTGTTTGCCCGTCGTCGTTATATCGGGGATCAATTACAATTGCTCCAATTTTTTCTAATTCTTTCAATCCGCGCTTTACAGTACTTGGAGATTTTCCACATTTTTGTCCAATTGTTTTAATACTTGGCCAACATGATCCGTCAATCTTATCTGCGTATCTACATAGAACGGAATATACGCGAAAAGCATTATCAGAAATTTCACTAATTGTTAGCCACTCGGGTATAATAGAAAAGTATAGCTGTGCATTTATTTGCATTGTTGCCCTTTCTAAAGAGCGGGATTCGTCCCGCTCTTTATTATTTACTTGTGTTTTCTTCTATTGATTTCTTTTGAGCTATTTGCTTTGCTAAATCATCTGCGGTAATAACCTTACCAAATTCAGCGGGTTTATCATTTTCAATTTTTGGTTTTGGCGTTTCTGCTTTTGGTTTCGGTTTAGGTTTTGTTTTTGTAGTTGGTTTTGGATCTAGATAAGAACTAATCCAAGCGCTTGTATCATAAAGCTCAATCCCAATTCCAAGTCGCATTCCGCAACGCTTAACGGCGTCGCTAATACATTCTTTTAATCTTTCACCATTATTATTAACGCGTCTATTTTCAACCTCAAAAGGTTTGTCGCACATACCCGCCTCAACAACCGATCTAAATTTTCCGTCAATTGTACCGCTAATTTTATAAGTACAACCCGTTAATATAGTTAGTTTGTCTCCGTCCGCGTTGTAGTGCGTATCATAAAAAACGTCCATTAACTCCATTTGTACGTCATCAATTAAAGCAATTAATTTCTGCGTTACTTGAGTATGTTCAACGTATGCAATTCCGTCTTTCTTGTAAGATACGTTTAGCTTTTTTACAACAGACGGATTCCAAGCTTTGCTTAATTCAATCTGCGTATTTCTTTTATTTGTCATGTTTTCCTTTCATTAATTGAAATAAATTTTTTGTATATTTCAAAATTACAATGTATGCAAACTATCGCCGTCCAATTTTTGTGATATAACTTTAATGTTTTTTCACAATACGGACATTTAACCCGATACTTTTTGTGCGTCATTTTTTCTACGATCTACAACCCCGCCTGTATCAATAAAGCTTATTATTGTATTTAAATCCCATAATGGACAAGCTTTAATAATTTTATCGGGTTTTGGTAATCGTCCATGAAAATGTAACTGCGCAACTTGTTGTCGCGTTTTGTTCATCATTTCAGCAATTTCGCTTATTGAAATTGGATCAATCATTTTATCTCCTTTATGCCTAATGGGGAGCTTAGTTTGGCGCGTTTCGACTGAAAGAAAAGCCCCCCAATAAGCAACCTTATACTAAGTCTTCAATCATATAATTTTCTATATGATTTCCTTTTTCACAATTGTTGAATACAAAAGAAAGTTTATGTTCTTTACTCATGCGTTCTAAATATGTGTCTTTTTCAACGTTTGGCTTTTGATTACGCGCTTGTTTAATAGACCATGCCCAAAATGATTCTAATTTATTTCGGAATCTATCAGCGTCCAAATCAATGGCGCCACCGCCATAATATTTCAAATGGATCTCGCCCGTTGTTTTGTTTTGCATTTGTAAAATGCGTCTATACCAAAAACGAGTTTTCCCCGATTCTAATTTTAAATAGTTCAATATTTCCTCCAATCGTTGTTGAGGATTATATCATAGATTTAATTAGCTATCAAGCGTCTTTAATTTCATATCCAAAATTTTCTAATACGGCAAGACAAAAGTTTTCCAAATCCGCTAAATCTAGGCTTATGATTCCGCCCGTAGATCCGTCAGGCATTGATACATGAGCAAACGGTTTTTTTTCGGATCCAATTGCAATATGGTTAAAATCGCTTTGCCTTTTACCTTTCATAAATACATTTACCAAAGGTTGAACTTGCTTACCGCTTTTAACTTCTACTCGTAATCCGCCAAGCCAATTCTCCTCGTGCGCGTCCGCTCCCGCAAACCTATTTGACGGAATTTTTAATAATTTTCTAGCTTGGTTTTGTTTTCGTCGGCCTTTTGATCTATTACGTCTGTTAATACATTTACGACATTGACATTTGTTCTTTTGTTCTTGAGTAACATCACATTGGCCAATAGATCTTTTAGAACTATTTTTTTCGCTCATTGAGCGGGGTAAATTATTTTCTTCCCCTTTTCTACGTTTCCAATCACTATAAGTTTCATCAGGCCTTATATCAAATTCGTTTGGCTCTTTGCCTTTTATTTGTCCCATTTAGAGCGGTTTGGTCGGATCTGCCCCGCCTCTTTTATTATGGAATAATAACGTGCGTCTATTTACACTACAACCGCACTATTAATTATAATGCGTTGTTTTCTCTAAGGAAATCCTCACAAAAATTTATTAGCGCTTTTGTTTTAGATTGAGATTTATTATCTAAATTATAAAGATCTTTATAACCTTTAATTGCTTTATCTAATATGACCAATTCATCTTCATTAAAATAAAATGTTCTTGAATACATTGACGTCCGATCGCCTGTTTCTATATCTCCGAACGCGTCGTCAAATGTCATTGTTCCCGCTATCTCAAAAAGTTCTTTTTCCGTGTATGATATTGCGTCCAATATTGAGGGGTCGCTCTCTAGAGAACTAAGCATGTCGGCCAAAAAATCTTGATCTATTGTCCCCAATTCGCTTGTTCTATTATCCGCAATAGCAAAGGCTTTAGCCGTTAATTCGTCATCATCTGTAAAGACAACGGCTATATGCGACCAACCTAGTTTTCGTGCGGACTCCAACTGATGATTGCCCGATATAACCGTTCCGTCTTTAGTTGCAACAATTGGTTTTCGTTGCCCGAATTTGTCGTATGATTTTGCAATTGCATTTACATCACCTCTACGAGGATTGCCGTCTAAATGTTTTAATTGATCTATTGGCGTTGCTAACTCTATAATTGATTCATTAATTTTATGATTCACAATTTTTCTCCTTTGTACATTCTTGCTCCTATTTTTTTAATCTCCTCGTATGGTATTGGATCCATAGTTAAATTTTTTTCTAGTTCGGGTTTTAAAAACTTTATATATCTTAGTTGATATCCCTCCAATACTTCTGCTCCAACTTCATCACAAAATTTCTGCCAATTAAATGTTTTATTCGTTATATCAAAGAATGATCTGCCCCCGAGCATGTCCATTTTTCTTGTTGGCGCACTAGCGAATGTCATTTTATGAATTATCTCTCCGTTTGGAAATCTAGCCAATTGTTTATTTACTTTTATGTTGGTTAAAATAAACCCCGTTGCTCTATAAATAGTTCCGTCCCCGCATTGAGTTCCGTCCGCGAACGTTATAATCCAATCTATTTCGGGTAAATGTTTTTTAATTAGTTTTAAAGTAACTCCAATAGCTCTTGATTCGCTGTTTTTTGGTAAATTATCAGATAAAACCATTCTATTTAATTCAAGAAAGTTATTCCATTTAGTATTTTTTACTAATCCAATTATTTTTGTTTTATCTAAACTAGCGCCATATTGTAAAACTCCCTCTAGCCGATCATTATAAAAAACGCCAAAATGTATTTTTGAATTATTGACTATTTTACCCGAGTAATGATGACGTTTAATAAATGAATTAGCCCGTTGTACAGGGATCATTTTTATAACTATATCTTTAGCGTTCATAAGTTTAGTATAACAAAAAAGCGGGATAATCCCGCTTATTTGCTTGGCTTGGATCCTACGTCGTACTCTATCATTTTTGCCTTAGGTTTCTTACGCCTTAGGTTACTTACAAAATGTTGGCTTACTGTTAGTATCAGCAGTGGATTTCATATCCAATTTACCAAATTTTGATTTTTACTATTCTAGTTATCGGGGTTTTCTCCCCCGTTCTAAAGCTCTAGTTTCGCCTAGATCTTCCGCCTCGTGTCTAGTTTTTCCGTTGGGTTTTCGCCAATCTCCGAGTTCTCTAGTCATGCCTTAGCATGTCCTTAATATACCAATCTTAGATTTATATGCAAGTATTTAACAAGATTTTTTTTAATAATTCCAACAATGCTTTGAGCTATTCCAATGATACCACCCGTCGTTTTTGATTAACCATTTAGCAACGGCCGTTGAAGTTTCGGGATCGTATCGGGATTCTTTAATATTTAATTTAGGTTTTAGCCAAGCCCAAGTATTGTCGTTGAACTGCCAAAGGCCGACGTCTCTAGTTCCATTTTTGTTATTATTTACGGCATATTCTCGCCCTGATGATTCACAAAATATAATTAATAAAGATTTTTGTACGTCGTTTGGATCATTAAAATACTTAGAAACTAAAGGCTCCCATTGTATAACGTGGCTTATTTTTTCGTTTTTATCTCTACATTCTTGATAATTGTCTAATGAATCTAATGTAAGAGGGGTCAGGAAAGTACAAGCAATTAATACTTGAGCAATCAATTGAGTTACTTACCTAGTAGAAATTCAATTGCTAAATTTGGGTCAAGATCTTTAATTCTTGTAATTCCGACTTTTAAATCCTCCGTTATGAAGTTTCCTTTGTCGTCATTATAAATAATTTTGGTTTTGATCCCGTCGTTTTCAAATCCAATTAATGTTTTTGACATATTATTATTATACACATTTTTTTTAATTCAATACAAGATTTATTAAATACGAGATTGTTTTTATATTTGGTGTTAGTATTAGTGCAAACGAGCCAATGGTAAAAAAAGCAAAAAAAATAACCAAAAATAAACAAGAAATTCCTCATAATCTTGATTTAGGTAACAACTATTACCCGTCGGGTTGGAAACCAAAGCTTGAGTTTGATCATAATACAAACGTTGGAGAACTAACTCATATTCAACCACAATCAGACAATTTTAAATTTAATGAACTATTGGATTCATGGGGTTACGATTCAAACGTTTTCTACATAGAGGAGGATAGAATAAAATTCTCTACATGGGAGGCTCAATCTAAAGGCGGACAAGTAATTCAAATGTTTGCTTTTAAGGCAACTATACGGAGAAAAAAACCTAAACATAACCAATATATAAAAAAGCTTGAACGTCAAATTGCAAACAAAAAGCCCGTAAAGGTATCTCAAGAAGTTGGAGATCATGCTTTTTTCTTTTTTTGTGCCGATTGGCAGTTCGGAAAATCTGAATACAACGCCGAATGGGGAGCCGACGAAACCATTGATTATATTCGCAATGGAATTATTAAAGCTAAAAAACAAATACGGGACTTGAACAAATCGGGTCAAATAATAGACGAAATTTATATAATAGGTTTAGGAGATTTAATTGAGAATTGTTACGGATTTTTTGACCACCAACCTTTCAACGTAGAGCTAACCCGTACAGAACAAGAACATCTAGCTCGTAAAA